CGAGTGATTTCCGTTCAACGGGTGTGTTCGAGGATGCAATCATATTTGATTGGGTAACTTCAATGTCTTTTTCTTGACCATCTGTCGTGTGAACTGAAAAGATACGAGTGTCTCCTTTTTCTTTGATGTCTATAATTTGATCAATGTTTTCGAATGTTTTGAAGACTTTAAAATCATCAATTAAAATTTCAGTATTTATAATTTTGAGGTCAGATGATGTTTGTTTGATACCCTTCGGGCCGCCCGCGAAGCGGGTAGCTTTAATTTTATTTTTGCTCAGATGAACAAGAGTTCCAAATGTAACTTTTCCGTTACTTTGTCTGTAAACTTTTTCGACATCTTTCAAATCTGTATATTTGTCAGATCGTTGTGAAAATTGATCAGCAAGATGAAGTGCATTGAAGCCGTTTTTGTTTCCAGTGTCAGCAATGGCCCAAATGATGCGAATCCAATCTTCGTAATTGTCAGCATATGAGTCTGGAATGCCGTCTAAAATATGAGTTAATGTATCTTCATTAACGTCATTATTTTTAGAGCTAACTTTTTCATTATCTTGTGGAGCTTCTTCAATTATTTCAGGAACTACTAACATGTCAATCAGAAAAGAAGGCATATGAACAGGAGTTAAAAGTTCTGAATTATTGATAAATTTGTAACCGGTCGAGCCAGGACCGATCACAAATTTGTTATCAGATAAGATGTCAATTTTTACAATTTTATTTTCTTCTCCAAATAATGAACTGGCGAGCTTTTGTATTCCAGATGCCAAATGACGATTGTATTTGAAGTAAAGATGAAGACCTCCGCTTTGAGTTTGAACAGTAGGAATACTCATGTTTTTAAGCATACTAAATTGATTGCAGAGTATATTCCAAGCGGCTACGCCACATAAGTATTTATCGGAGGGTTCGTTGGGTTTGAGAAGGTCACAATCGATAACCATAAGATCGTTAACTTTGCCGCATAAAATACCGTAATTTGAATTTCCGATTCTTTGAGGAACGCGTTTGATTAAAGAGTTCCATTTAGCTACACAAGGACGTTTTCCGATGCATGGAAATGTGATGCAATTAGCAGCGAAGCTGCCGGCGCCGTAGGCGCTATTAATGTATTCATTCATTTTATATTTTTTATTTTAAATTATTATCTTTAAATCAATATTTATTTATTTTGATTTAAATAAAGCGCGGATATTTTTTGTATTTGAAAATATATTTTTTGTAATTTTTGAACTTTTTGAAATTTTTCAGGCAATATAAACCTGATTCAGATACGTAAATAGCTCTACCGTCATTAAAGATAAGTGATTTTTATCATCTTTGTCCCGCCCGAAGGGCAGTCGGCACCGAAGGCGTAATTGACGTGTTTATTTTTATAAATTTTATGACCCTAAGGGGTCCTAAAATTAATTTTTTTGTTTTTACTTATGACTCAAATTCGTCAATTCTGAATTCCAAATTTAATTCTTTACATTTTTCCATATGCTCTGAGTCTAATGCATAAACAGCGTCGTCTTTATCTTCTACTAATTTGTATGCAACTACAATTAGTGTTCCGTCGTCATTTTCTTCGCATACGAGATTATCTGCAACAATAATATGTCCATATTCATCTGTGTGAGATTTAAGTTCTTCTGGTTTAATAAGATCAAAAACTGGTGGTGGTTGTTTTTCATTTTTCTTTTTTTTCACGATTGTAATTTTTGTTTCTTCTTCTTCATCTTTTTTTTTTTCACCACTTTTTTTCTTTGTTGACTCCTTTCTCTTCTTCTTATCATCTTCAACCACTTCTACTTCGTCGTCAGCATCGTCAACACCTTGTGTTTTTTCATAACTTTTTAAAGCATCGGTTAAAATTGCTTTATTTCCTGAAATCGGCAAACCTCGTTCTTTGTTAAGGCTTTTCAATTCAGCAACTTTTAATTTGTCAATCGCTGAAAATTGAACAGGTGTTTGTTCAGCTCTCGAAATTGCAGATGTTTTTCCTTGAGGAATTGTTTTTTTAACACCTGAAGCTTTTTTTGTTACCTCTTTCTTCTTTTTCTCTTCTTTATTATCATCGTAGTCTGCAGTTGTTATTTCATAATATTGATCCCATATTTCACAAATTTTTTTATGATCGACGTCGCATTCTTCTTGAAGTGCTAAGAAAAACCCAGATTTGAGTTCGTCTCCAATAGCAGTAATCATCAATTTAGTAGTATTCATTTTAGTGAGTGTATTATTTTTTTAAGTTGTTTTTTATGACGATATTTTCAATTTTTAATTTCTATCGGGTTGAAAAAATAAATCATTTTTTTTCTCTTTCAAGATTTAATTATATTAGGTTAAATATGTTGTCTGCACACAGCGCCGAAGGCGCCAGCGCGCAAGCGCGCAATGGACAGATTGGATTGATTAAGTATATTTAGGTTAAATATGTTGTCTGCACAATGGACAGATTAAATTATCGCGGTTAGCCTTGGTATATGCAACATATGCAACATAACACTCTGAACAGATGCATTGATGTGTGCATTTAAATTTAATGGTTGGTGGTTTATGATCTAAACATATAACACATTCTTCTGTTATATAAATGATTTGTTGTTGTGATTGTGGTAACGATAGTCTTTCTGATTCGAAACTATCTGAATCGTAAACAAAGGCAAAAGAAAAACACAAGACGTGCGCGTTTGGATTTATCTGGCGTTCTCTTTTTACGGTATCAATTTTCCTCGTTTCTTTAGAAATGGTGACAAACGCTTTAGCAACTGTTTTATTTCTTGATCCTTCTTCATTTGCTGACGTTGATGGTTTAAAATCTCTTACTCCTTCTTCATTTGCTGACTCGGTAGAATCAGTTTTTTTGCTTTTGGAACTCGATTCTTTAGACGCTTTAGATAAATTGTGCCTTCGGTGCCGTCTAATTTCCATGTTAGAATCAGAAAATAAGATTGGTGGCGTGTCTGTGTCGGTGTCGGTTTCGTCAGAAAATGAGATTGGTGACGTGTCTGTGTCGTCGATTGACGACGGCGCATTTTCTGCAAAGGTTTGCGTTGTTAATGACGATGGAACGGCCTTGATGATAAAATCGAATGTTTTTTCATGACTGACATTTGATGGTTTCAATTTTTCGTGAGCCAACATCAAGTATTTTACATCTCCTTCTATTAAAGACACACCATAAGGTATATACCATTTATGCGTGGAATTACTACCATATGATATTTCAAGATCTACTGATTCACTTGGATGATAAACTTCGACATTGAGATAGAGTTCGTTTAACCCGTCAGATTGAATAGTTATTTGATTTTGAGCGTTGATGGTTATAGGCAAACATTCTGTAAAATTTTTTGTTTTGCCAACAAATAACCTTACTCTAACATTATGTTCGTTCGTAATTGAAATGTTCTGGTCTTCTCTATTCACTACAGGTGGTTGTTTATCAGCGGGTTTATCAGCAGGTGGTTGTTCTGCGATGGTAACTTTACAATCACTGATTGTGGAAATGAACTCGTGTGCTATAACATTTGAATCTTTATCACTGATCATTTTTGCCGTGTTAAGTTTAGACCAAATGTACCGAGTTTTTTCGCTGATTCCCAAATCGGCAACGTACTTTAGTAACTTTTTGCACATCATAAAGCCTTCTTCTTGAAATGAATTGAAGTTACATATAGTAAAAGCTTGAACCAAAGTAGCCAAGTAAACTTTATTATATAGACCTTGTTCGCATATCTTCGAATCAACCACGATATCAGAATATATGAAATTGTCTGGAGTAGTAGAAGAGTAAACGCTGGTTTCGCAAGTTTCAATTTCTTTAAACCTGTATACAACATGTTCACCCCAATTATTTCCGTCTTTAGATTGTATGAGTTGAAAGACGGAAAAATTATTTAACAACCCAAGTAATGAAAATGCTTTCATATCAGCAGAAGAATTTATTGCAACACATGACATGTAAACTGCTAGTTTTTTGTTTATGATGATGTCTACACATGTTAATAAGAAAGGTGTAATTTTTTCCAAATCAAAAACTCTTCCATCTGTAATGAATAAAATACATATTTTTTGACCATTTGGAGCATCACTCAAATAATTGACGAAACGTTCTACTACCCCGGCCATATAAGTGCTATCGTTAGTGGTATGATAATTAATAAGTTTTTCTTGAAAATTGGAACCATAAAGTTCTTTAGTGAAATTACCAAAGGTTAAGATGGTTGGATTTATCGATAAATCAAACATTTGGTGTAAATTGTTCTTAACGTTAGTATAGTATGATTTCATACTTCCTGAATTGTCCAAGAAGATGAAATACTTAGTATCTTTTTGTTCTGACGACATTTTATTTTTATTTTTATATATAATTTTGTGTTAAATAATTTCAATTTTTTTATTTAAAAATCTTTTTGAAAAAAAATGGCAGACATGAATGTAATGACCTTGATTATAAAAAAAGGACCTAAAAAATTAAGAGGCCCTGCTGGCGCTGCTGCAAAAAAACGATTACACAAAGTTCCCGTTAAACAGTTAAAAATTTTTGAAAACATCATGAACCGATTCAAACCATTTATATCATTCTCTGATAATGAAATGTATGAAAATATTGTTACTTTCATTTCAACCCTTTCACCTCTAAGCGATAGACGACTTATTAAAATGTTCAACATTCTTAAAAGTGGAATACCATGGCCTTTGGTAAAACCTTTCTTTAAAGAATTTGACGAAATTTCATCTCCACAATCTTATCCAAATATTATATTATTTTTTGAAAATTACATAAAACGACCTGAAATCGAAGAACAGATTAACGAAATGAAAGAGGTCATTCGCAGTCGACAAATTGATCCTTTACCTTCTCAAAAACCTGATCGTCCCAAAGACACCCGCGAAGAGACTAATCAACGGAGAGTTGTTGCTTGGGAATTACCACCTGCTATAAGAAAACCAATGTTTGGACCAGGAGATATTCCTTCAAAATGTGAACAAGAATACAGAAGAGCTCCATGGATGTATAAATTTATAAATGAACCAATTAGAGGTTTTGCGCTTAAAAATGAAAGTCCTCAGTACACAACTGATCAAATTGTAAATCACCAGGATGGTCCTTGGTATAGGGCAAATCAAAAGTGGTATAAAGAAGTTTGTGAAAAGGGGAGAGTGTTTAATGAAGGAAATGTTGCGTATATAACAGCAACTGGTGATGTAATTGTGGAAAGTAGAGAAATGTATGAAACGTCCAAAAAGGATTGGGAACATATTATTGATATAGAATTTTCTCCGGTCAATGAACAGAGCTTTGATGTTGCAAAAACGCTTTTAAAAGAAAATCCTATTTTAAGTAATTATAAATCAGAAGATATTGATGCTATTTTAGCATCAATATCTGGTTCTGTCCAAAGTGTAAATTATGATATGGCAAAAAAATTATCATGGATTCTTGTATTTTTATCAAAATTAACAAAAGAATCTCAAATTTATCATTACAGAGTTCAAAACCATCAATACAAACCAGAAGATCTAATTCTTTTGGATCGTTATACTCTATTGCCCGAAATTTACAAGAATGCAAAAGCTAATAGTGATGAAATAGAATATTTGCTTAAAGCTCGACGACGTTTTATTGAAAATCAGTTTTATTCGAGACTTCAACCAAACGAAATTGGAAAAAGAAAAAGAACATCTCCAGTTAGACCTGAAATTTTCAGATACTTGACAACAGATGCGTTTTCAAAATGTCCACAAAATTTGAAAGATATCATTTATTATGAAGAAGATGGTGAATTGTATTGTTTCAATCGTAGAGAACTAAAGACTATTAATCCTATTACGGGAAAGAAATTAAGTCTTGAATTTTTAGATGAACTTGCTCGTATAAGATCAGAAAATTCATCAAATAATGTTTCTGAAGAAATTTTACCTGAAATAAAGATAAAAGAAAGACAACCTGAAAAAGAATTAGCTCCGGGATTATTTCAAAAATTAAAAGAAATAATCGCATTTTCTAACGACAACGATATTATTTTACAATGTAGCTTTTGTAAAACAGAGTTAATCAATCCCAAGTATAAAAGTATTAAAGGTAAAACAATGGTCCAATTCTGTGAACAAGAATGTTTTGATCAATTTCAATTTTAAATTTATTTATGTTGATTTAAATTAAAATGACTGAAAATTTTATATTATCTTCTAATTCAAGCAGATATTGGATTGAAACTGATCATAGATTTGCCATGAGGCCCCTTGAAAAATTTATCTCTTATTTTTTTGACGGCATTAACATTTCTATTCAAAATAGTGAAAATGAAAACGATGGAGTTATATATGATATACAAGATGTTGAAACGCCAAATAAAAAACTAAATATAATGTTATCTGTTGAAAACTGCCCGTGTTTCAATCATTACAAACACTTCAATAAATTTAACCGGTACAACAACCCCAACATAAATATTTATTTTTATGGTTTTATTGATAAGATAGAAACAAATCTCGCTGACGACCTTTGTCGACCGTTTATTGCTATACCTATAATTTACGCACAAATGAATTACTTTCGAAAACAGTACAATAATATTTATCCTCAAAAACAGACTCAATTTAAAAATAAAAAATTTTGTTTAATCGCAACCGGTTTAAACAACGATCACAAAAATAAAATATTTCAAATGTTACAAAATATTGGAGAGTGTGATATGATATCAAATTACACAGAAAGTATTGGTAAAAAATCAATTTATCATGACACAGAATTGTTAAATTTGTTTAATCAATATTTATTTGTTTTCGTCTGTGAAAACGCTATTATCGATGGATATATAACTGAAAAAATATTTAATTGTTATTTTGCACGAACAATTCCAATTTATTATGGGACTAAAAGTGTAATTAATTATTTCAACACAGATTCTTTTATCAATATTTCTGATGATGATGATACATTTTGTGAATTAAAATGTGAACAAATTTTAAATGAAAAAATTAATTCTTTAAAAAAAAAAGAAATGTATGAAAAATATATTAAAAAAAACGTAATGGATATTGTTAATAAAAATTATGACGATGAAAATTATCAAGAACAACTTAATTTATTTATCGCGAATGTATAAAAAACGGATTTTAAATTTAAATAGAAGCATATAAACTAATAAAATGAAAATTCTTAGTTTTGATGTTGGTGAAAAAAATTTTGCGTACTCAATAATTTTAAAAACAGACGATAATGAATTAATTATTGAAAAAATAGCTCATCACAATATTTTGAAAAAAAAAATGCAAACAATTATTGAATCATGTATTATAATTACTGAAATATTAGAAAATATTATAAAAACGCTAGAGAATGATGTTTTTTCAATTATTATTGAACAACAAATGAAAACAAACATCAGAGCTCAAAAACTTGCTCAACATTTGTGGTCGTATTTTTATTTAAAATTTGGAATGAAGGATCCAGCCTTTTGTTTAAAATTTGTACCGTCTCATTTAAAAACTCAATATTTTTTGGGAAAAAATAAACTTGATAATCGTGCTCGAAAAAAATGGGCCGTGACAAAAGTTCACGATATTCTTAAAAAACACAATACTGAACAAAATAAATTTATTTTAAGTCAAATTGATGCTTTAAAAAAACAAGATGATATTTGCGACACTATACTCCAATCTATAGCTTTTTTGAAAATTTAATATTTGATTTATTAACATTTTT